ATGAAAAAAATATATTTATTAGGTTTGATAGCAACTTCTTCTCTTCTATTTGCCGCATGTAAAAATAATAATTCTGTAAACAAAAACAGCAATTCGTCTAAAGAAAAATCCGAAAACATTATGACGAAAAAATCAAGCAAAAAAGTAGCAAGTATTGCTTTGAAAAAGAAAAAAGAGTCTGAGAGCATATCCAAAGCAGAAAGCGAATCAAAAATCAAATTAGAGGCAAAAAATAAAACCATAACATCGAACTCTAGCTCACAGAACTCGCAATTCACCAGTGCTCAAAGTGCTCAAGTACAACCTTCAAGTAGTAGTTCTATATCTTATGACGAAAATACTCTTACTGGTTTCTTAAATAAATATGGTATGTCTCCTGTGGCTTATAAAATAAAATATGAGGGCATGTCAGAATATGATGCTCTGAAAAGCACACCTAATGATATGAAAGATTCTGGGGAAATGCAGACTGAATATATGATGGATCAAGGTTATCTTGATCATAATGGTCAACCAACAAACAAAACACAGCAAAATGCAGAAGAAAGTACTGAATCCTCAAGCAGTGATGGGGGTAATTAATGATTAAATAGCCAAAATTTATATCTACATTTAGTCCAAAACTGATGACTATAAAAGCTGAAATTATTTGGGGGAGTAACATTATGAAAAAGTTAGGGATTTTCTTAAGTATATTTTGTGCATTAACATTAGCAGGTTGCAGTAATACTTCTAGTGCTAGTTCAAGTTCATCAAAAAGTAGTACAAAAATTGTTAAAGTTGATAAGGCTAAGCAAAAGAAAGAAAAAGCAAAAAAGGAATCTATTAAAAAAGCTAATTCTGAAAGTAAGACCGCTGCTAAATCTGAAAGTGAATCAATTGCCGCTTCCGAATCAGCAAGCATAGCTTCATCAGAGTCTGAAAGTGAATCATTAGCTTCTAGTTCTAGTATTGCACAATCTTCTTCTATTGCTGCCTCTGTAGCTTCTTCTCAGTCTGCAGCTTCTTCTCAATCGGTAGCTTCATCAATTGCAACTTCACAGTCAATTGCTGCTTCCAGCAGCCGTGCAGCTGCAACTTCAAAAGCTACAGTAGCTCAAACAACAAATAACAACGGTGGTGATGACCTTTACACCGGAACATCTGGTAAAATTATTGGAAATTCTCAATCGCATATCTATCATGTCCCAGGTCAAGCTGGTTATCACATGAATTCATCTAACGCTGTGTATTTTAATAGTGAAGCTGATGCTCAAGCCGCTGGGTACAGAAAATCATTACGATAATGGCATACAGTTGTAGAAACAATCTTCAACATATACAAACAATTACTAATAAACAAGGAACCACATCACTAAATATTAATCATTCGTATCTACTAACACCATTTAAACATAATGAAAAAGTTGTAAAAAATTTTTCAAAATTGAAAGTTGCAGCAGTTACTTCAACACTTGGTATTTCCACTTTAGTAATAGACGGCACTAGATCAAATAAGGCTCATCAATATCAATGCCGTGATTGTGGTAAAATTCGGGTTCGTAAATAAAACATAGTCCAAAAACTGACGACGGTAAAAGCTGAATTTTTAGGGGGAGTTATGTATGAAGACTACAAAGCTTGTTTTTGGTATTTTAATGATAGTTCTTTCTGTTTTTATTGGTTTACAATCAATGGTTGCCGGGCTAGGGAATTCCTTGGAAAGCAATCATCAGCATGGGGGATCTGCTGGAATTTTGGTAGCAGTTCTGTATTTAGTTGCTGGGATTGTTTACCTTGCTACTAAATCAACTAAAAAATTAGGTGGAGATATTGCTAATTTTATTCTTTTGGCTTTAGCGTGGTTACTGGGAGTTTCAAATGCTGGAAGTTACGGTGACTTAACTGTTTGGGGTTGGCTAGCACTTATTATTGGGGCTTTATTCTTAATTTGGCACATTTTTTCTAACAAAAAATCTAAAAATACAGTAGTAAAATAGAATGCTTGGGGGAATTTATTATCATGAAAAAAATATCAAAACTTGTGTTACCTATCATTTTATCTTCTGCCTTTCTAGGAACTGCCTTCATTTCTCAAGGTTCAAATAATAGCATATATGCTAAGGCTACTCAAGCAACTTTAGGAGCTGGAACATTCACAGTTGGTAAAAAAGGAGATATAAAACCTGGTCGATATATTATTAAATCAATCAATGGAAGTGGAAACCTTTCAGATAGTACAGGGCAAATAAATGTTATTTTAGGTCAAACGGTAGATACTGATAGTGGCCAGGTTGATTCATATACTACAAATTTAAAAAAAGGTGATCAAGTCCAAATTCAGGGCATAGAGTCTACAAGTTTTACTCCAACAGGCAAAAGAATTAAGAAAACCATTCTAAGTGCTGGTGACTGGAAAGTTGGAAAAGACATAAAAGCAGGTAGATATGTTATAACCGCACTTCAGGGAAGCGGTAATTTAAGCACAAATGATGGAATGATTAATGAAATTTTAGGAATAACTAGTGACTCTGAAACTGGTCAGGTTTCAAGTGTTACCGCTCAATTAACAAAGGGTGAAATTTTAAGTACTAATTTGGAACAAATCAAATTAACAAAGAAATAAAAATTATATTGCCCTTTCGGGGGCTTTTATTTAGTCTGTAAAGCGAACGTATGTGCGTATTTTAGCAGGATTAGTTCATATCTCTTTCTGATTCTCCCCCACTTTTGCATAAATTCACAATAAATTGCGTACAAACCTAGTAAATTACTCAGAAAGGAGTTTATCTCTTCTATGGCTTTCATTGAAAAATATACAACACAAAAGGAAAATTTTTGGAGATTCCAAATTTCCTACACTGATCCTGCAACTAGTAAAAGATTAAAAAAGAGCAAGAGCGGATTTAGGCTTCAAAAAGAAGCCCGCATCGCTGCTGAAGAATTAGAATCACAATTGTTGAATGGATTTACCGATTCAAGAATGACATTTAATCAAGTTTATAAACAATGGTTTGAGAACTATAAATTGACTGTTAAAGAATCTACCTAGACAACAACAAAGAGAAATTTTGAAAACCATATTATTCCAGCTTTAGGCAATGAAATCATTGGCAAAATTACTCCAGCAAAATGTCAGCTTATTGTAAATGAATGGTTTAAAAAACCACTCAAAAACTATAAAAGGTTCGCTAACAATATATAAGGAGTATTTAATTATGCTGTTAGATTAAAGATAGTTAAAAGTAACCCAATTGATGCAATTATTATTCCTAGCAATCGAAGGCAGTTGATAAAAAAAAATAAAAAAGATATGTATTATAGTAGAAATGAACTGCAAAAATTTTTAGAATGTCTCCAAGAATCAGGAACTCAACAAGCGTATACTTTCTTTAGGCTGCTTGCGTTTACTGGTATGCGTAAAGGTAAGGCACTCGTTTTACAATGGAGAGATATCAATTTTTTAAAACGCAAAATAAGTATCAATAAGACCCAATCAAACGGTGACGGTAAATTGATAATCCAATCAACCAAAACTGCAGCTAGTGAACGTGAAATATTTATTGATAATAAAACATTAGGCATTTTAAAAGACTGGAAGAAACTACAAAAGATGCAGCTTTTTCAATTGGGCTTTAATAGTAGTTCATCCAAGAACCAGCTTGTCTTCTCTTCCAACTTGAACAAGATGCATAATCCCAACAAACCTCGTGTTTGGATGACAAGAATCACTAAAGAGTATGATCTTAAACACATTCCTGTGCACGGTTTTAGGCACACTTATGCAACATTAGCGATTCAAGGTGGAATGCCCCCAAAACAGTTACAAGCGCAATTAGGACACAGGGATATACGCACAACTTTAGATATCTATACATCCGTTACAAAAGAGCAAAAACAAGACACTGCTGAAAGATTTACCTCATTTGTGAATTTTTAAGAGTATCATATGCTCATGTGCACTCTATGCACACTAAAATTGTAAATAATGAAAATAATACGAAGACAAAAAATAAAAAAGCCTGTATATCAACATTTCTGAATGATATACAGGCTTCAATTATATAGGTATTGGGCATACTGGACTCGCAATTCTGTTCACAATCAGTCACTTATATGCTGTCATATCAACTCTTTTATTTGTGAAAAAAACTTTTAGGCTAACAAAAAGCTAACAATTTAAATAATCTTCTGGCGGCAAGTGGCTGTTACTCAATTGAGTAGCAGTTTTTTATTATACTGTGAAATATTGTTAAGTTAACTACCCTATCTAAATATCTATGAATAAAATACGTATAAATGAATTAGAGCTATACCAATTTTAAAAATAGCAGTAATTTATGTCTCAAAATATATACTTTCTTTAATCAACACACTGTATGTAATATATTAAAAGAAGTTAAAAGCAATTATAATGTACGTTCTTTTCAGTACCACTATCGATTGCCTTGTTTTGATATTGTGGTAAACTATTCTTGTAGAATTATTTAACTTGTTAACTCAAGGGAGGTTGTCCTTTCATTTGAAAATATATTGTAATTTACTCTCTCTAGATCGTATTCCTAAAGTAGGAATACCTGATCTATTGAATGACTTTAATGTTGTAGATCATACTTCTTGGGATGTTATGAAAGAATTTTTATTTGTTTATCAAATACTTTTGGAGTCTAGTACTACAAATACTACTGAGGGACGTATTATTCTAGGTATGATGGTTAGGGTAATTAAAATAGGTAAGTCCGTACTACATTTGTCTGGAGCACATATACATTATGGGCAAAATGGGCTTGGAAGGTTGATTTACGAATCATGTGTTACTATTGCTTGGCTACTGGGATCTTCAGATAAATTAAGATTTGAAAATTATATAAAAAATGGATTATTAAATGAGAAAAGATTATTAAAGCGAATAGAAGAAGATATAGATAATAATAACGGTGTTAAACTTCCGATACAGGAAAGAATGATTAGTTCTGTTGAATATACGGCTAAAGAGGCAAATCTTACTTTAAAAGATGTTAGAGAAATACCGAGTGCTAAAAAGATTGGTATTCCAAACGTTTATGAAAGAACTAAATTTTTAGATCCTTCATGTGGCCTCTATTTACTTTATCGGAATATGTCTGGAGAGACGCATGGGTCTTTTCATGAACTTGTAAGATATAATACTGAAAGAAAGGAAAATTTTATAGAAGCAGAGTTTCATTGCAGTGCAGAAGAGTCAATTGCCTCAGATTCTAGAGTTACTTTGCCTTTAATTATTCTTATTAATAAATCTTTTTCTGAGGTCTTAAAAGATAATGTTTTTGACTTTAATAATAGCAGTGACAAAGAATTATTAGTCGCTAGAATTAGGAATATAATGAAAAATGTTTCTAAACTTGATGCTGCTCATGAAAGGTTACTTCAAGATCAAAAGTTATAAAAACACCAGGATAATTAAACCCCAGTACTTAATGAACTACTTCTTATTATCATCTCTAAATATCAAATAAATAATAAATAGTTGAATGACTAAAGAAGCTGAAATGGTGATGGTCAAGGTATCATCTCAATTGTGGACTTGAACAATCCACATCGCCCATGGACTCTCTCCCCGAAGAGGGTCTATTTGTTTGTACATAGATATATTTATTAACTAGGAATCTGTACAAATTACCTACTATTATATTTCAAATAGTACCTGTCAAATAATTCCTGCAATAATGATTTTTTATTGTCAATTTCTTTTTTATTAAATAAAATATTCTGCCCTTTAACAACACTTTCACCTATCATAATAATATCACTTGCATTACATAAAAAGAATTTGTCTCTACTACGTAAGATAACTATGCTTTTCAAAAATCTACTAACTTTTTCTGTGTTTACACCTATTATTTCATTAGCTCTTATAAAGCTCTCTAATTCCCCAACACGTAATTCATAATTTTTATAACTATTTTTTCTGTTAACCAGATATTCATAACCAATAAGAAATAAATTATCTTTAGTTTCCTGACCTTCCCACTTTAAGTCTAAAGGAAATAAGATATTTTCACAGTTATTTTGAGGTTTAAAATTTTCTGTATCATATCCAAAAGCATTTATGGTATCTCTTGAATTTAACTTTGCTCTTAATTTATATGATTTATAATTTAAAAAAAAGTGAAAAGTGTTGAATTTATCATCAAATCTTTCTACTTTTTCACCATATAATCCTTTAAGTAATTTCATATAATGATTTAAAAATAAATTATCTTTTATCAAAGATGCTGAATTAGTATCCAAAAATCCATGATTTTGTTGAACCCCTTTAATAATTTTATCCAACTCTTCCATAGTTTGATTTTTGCTTACTCTTGCTTTTAGTTTATTGCTGAATCCTGAATACTCATTTTTCTTTGAGATATCAAATTTTATTTTTTTATATGCATCGTCAACTTTTCCTAAAAGTTCTTTTAATTTTATTCTGTTAGTACTGTTACTTTTAACAGTATCCCTTATTTCTTTGTTAATTTTTCTCTTCAGTTTTAGGCATAAATCGATTACTTCGGAAGACACTTCATATTCTGCATTTAATTCAGGTTTTTCTGCAACAAACTTGAACAAACCACTATACATACTTTTTAATCTCTCAAATTTTTCTGCTTCATTTGGTGTAAAATCATTCATTCCCATTTTTATATCATTATTAAGTATATGTTCAAAACATTCTTTCCCAATCCATAAAGAGTTACCATTTTCTCTATTTATGATATGATATTTTTCAGTTCTGAGAGCTGTATTACATAACTCACAACGTGGTTTAACCTCTAACTTTCTTATATCTTCCCTAAATATCCCTGTTCCTTTTTTCCACTCTTTTTCACACTGAAAAATCCACAAATGCCTATTAGTATATATTCCCTCATATGTACTATCACTCAAACTATCTATATTCTTATAAAAATCTTCAGAAGAAATAATTTTGTAAATTTCCTCATGTTCTTCTGATTTTAGTAAATACTGACTCATAATAATTAAATTTCTGTCTATTTTTCTAAGCAACATTCTATTTCTCAATTATTTACCAGCTCCCCCAGATTTTACAAACATACGTTCCTAAAATAGATTATCATATTACTACAAAAAATTCAAAAAATAAAATCATTAATTTAACAAAAATAAGTCAATTACTACCAAATGTAGGTGATAATTGAATCTAAAGCCTCAGTATATAGATTTCAATTAAATTTTAAATCAAAAAAAGACTCCCTAGAAATTAATCTAGAGAGCCTAAATTGTCTAAGTCAAATATATTTCATATAAATTATATCACATTAATACTTAAATTTAAAATGGTTTTACACCTTTATTAATACATCTTTGAATATACTTAATCGTAAATCCACCACGAGTTAATACTCCATCAGTATGCTTTAGCCCTGCTTTGCGTTCCATAGCATTGATAGTATTCTTCCCAAGTATGCCATCCTGAGTTACTCCTAGATGCTTCTGTAGCACCTTTACGAGGCTACTAGGATTACTTATCTTACCATCTTGTACTTTCATGTCATAGAGCTTCTGAAGCTGTAGAATCGTGTTGTATCCTAGTACTCCGTCAACTGTAACTAATTGTGTTGAAGTCTTTGTATAGGTCTTAGAGGCATTATTAACTAATGTTCCTTTAAGTTTCAAAGAGTCATTAGGGTGGATTACAGTATTAATAGTTTTTCCATTTAACTTAGCTAATTGATACATATCTAATCCAAACTTCTTAGCTATTGAATACCATGAATCACCACTTTTAACAACATAGTAAGTCATATCACCATCAACTGTATTATTAGCTAGTGTTGCATTACTTGCAGTGGGTTTAACAGGTGTATTATTTTTAACATCTCCATCACTCATAAGATTGGTTAAGTCCACGTTACCATCAACTGAGTAAAAGTTATCTGCGTATTGCCACATAGCTACATAGTTCATTGAAGGAAAGTAGTTAAAGTCTGGAGCTGTCTGTAATGAGGTAGTTTTATAACTAGCTACCCATGTCCTTGTACCAAAGACTGAGCCAACTTCATCAACATTAATGTAATTTCTTAGATAACTAGCTCCCGAATACAATACAGCTTTATAGTTAGCCTTTTCAATTGTTTCCATAAATGAAATGATAGCCTGAGTGTTAGCTTCCTTATCACTTGTTGCACCTTGTTCATAATCCAAGGCAATTACTGAACTAGTCTTTAAACCAACTCTCTGAGCATCACTAATAGCTAGATTAGCCATATTGATAGCTTGTGATTGACTAGAGCCAAACTGACCCCAGTAATATCCACCTACATTTAATCCAACTGAACTAGCTGAAGCTAACTGAGCGGATGCTTTAGGGTTCTTATAATGAACACCTTCACCACCACCCGAGCCACCTAACTTAACTATTGTAAATGTTGCTCCTTTATCCTTGAATCCTTGGAAGTATTGAGTAGTTGAATCTTGCCAATTACTTACATCAATACCTAATGAATTAGCTGAGACTAAACTACATAAAAATAAAAAAGAAGCGATCATGACGACCGCTCCCATTAACATTCCATTTATCTTTTTCCTCATTTCACATCACCATTTTCACTATTCGTAACTGGACTGACCTCACTTACTACACCCACTAAACCTAAGATAGTCAAAATGGTGTTAATCACATTAATTATAGATCCCCAATCACCTGTAAACTTAATACCAAAGCAAGCGACAATCTGCTGAACTAGTACAATCAACAGTGCGATTAATGCCGATATGATACGACCGTTTAGAGTACCATCAGGTTCAATAAATTTGGATTTTACATTTTTTAACATTTTCACTCCTCCTTTTTTGATCTATTTAATTATAAATTGTTCAACTAAAAATAACACAATGGGTAAAATAATAGCCACCCACATTGTGCGTGACCACCATTGACTATTAGATTTTAATCGTTGAATATCTTGTTCATTTTGCTGACTTAGTTGATATGCTTGTTCGGCTTTCTTAGTCGTCTCTGATACACCCTGTGTGTTAGTTTCAACCTTTGCTAAGCGCTGTTGAATATCCATCAGTAAATCTACTACTTTTTCATTTTCCATTTTTCACTTCCTAATCCTACCCACCCACCACTTATTTTGCGTGATAAAATCACTATTTTATAAAGCCTTTTAATTTTGATTTAGCAAGTACGATCAATTCATCTTGCGTAGCTCCGCCAAAAGTTTTATTCTCTTCTAAATCCTCGGATAAAACTTTAACAGTTCCATCAAAATAAGTTCCATTGCTATCTGAACCATGCAAGGTTACCGATACTGAATCTGTAACTCCTGCATTAAGTGCATACGATATATTAGTTGCATTAATTTCCATCATTATTTACCTACCTTTTTAATTTGAATTTTTACCGAAATCTTCATCTATTTCTAAGCGTGTTCCCTCATAACCTATTCTTTTAGCTTTGACTTCATAGCTAACTTCAAGATTTGGTACATTAGACTCAATAATAAAGTAATCTTTACCTTGTTCTGAAACCCACGCATAGCCGTTCCCATAACTTGATAGGAATACATGATAATCAACATTTGTATTAACAGTCTCAAGGAATAAACTATCCATGACAATTTTAGCTTTTGACCCATTACCAGTATTAATTTTACCTATATCACCAAAATAATATTCTGCTGTTTCATAAGCATTAATTTTAGCCCAGCCTTGTGAAGTTTGAACAATAGCGTTTTTTGAACCTGCAACACTCAAACTCCCTCTAAGATCAGTTGCCCCAACAACCGAAAAATTGTTTCCTATCTTGGCACTCCCTCCTGTCACAAATCCTCCCGAAGTTACAGTGACATTACCACCTGCTGCTAAACTTATAGTCCTAGCAGCTAATAGCATATCGGAACCAGCAGCATTTTCAGTTGTTCCGCTACATCCCACAGATAAAACCGGCTTTACATTTACCCCATTTGTATATTGGTATCCTCCATACATTTGAATTAGATGTGCAGCTCCTATCGCAATGTCACCATTATCGTTCAGAGCAATTGATGTCCCAGCAGTCCCGTTAGCAAGCAATTGTGATTCCGACACTCCACTCCAACCTGAGTTTGCAGTTTGAATATGAACACCATTTGCACCTACTAGTTGCATACCATTTTTACTTTGACTAAATAAATTATTATCTCGTTCAATGGTTCCATATAAGGGATTAGCATTACTATTCCATAATGCCTGGGTTGTTAACTGAAGTGAACCAGCCCGCATAAAGAATCCTTGATTGTTTGAATCATAAACTTGCAGTTTGCCTTGATTGATCCATGCATTATTTCCACTCGAATCATAATCATGCATACCGTTTCCATCGATATAAGTATCATGCCCTGAACTTGTTTGATGGAATGTAACACCTGTCAGTGTTCCCGAACTAATATTATTAGCGTTCAAATTGATAACATTAACATTTGCTGCGTTCAATGTACCGCTGGTTATTGAATTGGCACTTAATTTATTAACTGTGATCTTACTTGCATCCAACGTTCCACTCGTTATTACATTAGCATTTATAGTAGGTATAACTACTGGATTACTACTATCAATCTTGACATGATCACCACGTAATAAAATAGTCTTATTACTATTATTAACTCCATGAGCATCAAGTGTAATACCATTGCTATCCATAGTGAACATGTTGGTGTAATTAGTATCACTAGGATTTAAGCACCAATCGGTTAAAACAGAACCTTGCTCCAACTTAGGTGTTTCAAAATTAACGATATATCCATAGAATACTCGAATGTAGACTTTAATATACTGACAATCAGATTGGGTAGTGAAGCTAACATTTGTATATTTCCTTTGATCACTATTTCCTATTATAAAATTATGATCGTTATAGCTAGATGTGGTTGTAGTTCCAGCGTCCTTATACTCTAAGGCATATAAAGTTACAAATTGACCATATGTGGAACTTTTACTTGCATGTCTTAATTGTATCGAATAAGTATATGTGGTTGATGGAGAAACCTTAACAATCTGACAAATATCAGTAAAACCTGATGTCATTGTTGAATTGTCTACATGTACTAAACCATTATTAACACTTACATGATTTGTGTCATACGACCATTTACCTTGACCAGCAGTGCTGCTCCCCATATAATCCATTGACTTAGTTCCCAATAATAAATTAGTCCCTACCGCACTATTATCCAATTGAGTTTGTATTGCACTCGTTTTAACGTTAAATGTTCCAGCAGTAGCACTAATTTGGGTATCTGCATACGTCTTTGCACTAGCTATGGCGTTGCTCTGCGCAGCATTAGCTTTGGTAGTTGCGTCTGAACTAGCTGTCGAAATAGCAGCATTCTTAGCGTTCGTTGCGGAATTATCAGCATAAGTTTTCAAGGTTGTAGTCGTGCTTGTTAAATTAGCCGATAATGTGCTTGCCGTAGCAGTTATCTGATTATTAACATAATTAGTTGTAGCCGCATCTTCTGGCGCTAAACACCAATCAGTAACTACATTGCCCTTTTCAAGTTTCTCATGTCTCCATTGAACAGATTCACTGCCCGCACTTGCTCCGCCTGAACGAACGTGAGGTCTAAAGTTAAATTTAACTAGTGAACCAGTATTAAAAATAACATATGTCAACCCTGAATTAACAACAAGTGCACCATTACCAATAATGGAGGAAGTTCCACTAGAATCATATCCTGCTACTTCAACATGGTACTTAGAAGCGTTACTTGCCTTTACTTCTGTTTGGAAAACATAGTAGGTATTAGGTTCAAGATCATCACTTGTTAATGTAAATGAGTCTCCTGTTCCCCAATCACCACTTGTAAATGTGTGAGTCTTCCAATCTGAGTTTGTCCCAGACAATAAGTTAGTACCAACCGCACTATTATTCACTTGATTTTGTATTGCACTAATATTTGTTGCATAACCATCACTAGTTGCCTGTAATGTGTTTATTTTTCCATTTGCACTAGCAATACTTGAATCCCAACCTGTTGCCCTAGCTTTCAATTGGGTGATATCTCCATTTGATGTAGCTAAGTCTGCTGCTATTTGATCAGCCTTTTGAGATACACTGGTTACAGATGTGACTGTGGCGTTATCTGCAGGATTGGTTGAATAATCAGTAGCAGTTGAACCCTTTTCGAGTTTGAAACCATACATATAAACCGATCCACCGACATTAGTCCAATTACCATGAGGTTCTATTCTGAATGTTTTCAAGTTGCTAGAAGTTGCTTTGAAAGTTACTGAATATTGCTGGAATGTAGTTGTTATCTGATTAGTTAAATCTTTTCCACTAAGTCCAGCTCCACCTTCTTCATATGCAGTTAAAGCGAAACCTGATGTACTAGTTCCAGTATACGATCTAGCATAAACACTAACTGTGTAAGTTTCACCTACGGTCAAAACGATATCATTAGGTGTAACTAATCGGTAGGAGTTCCAGTCCGCCCAAGAGTGAAGTATAGTAATGTCACTTCTCCAACTATTACTCAAATTCGTATCAGAAGTTGCACCTTTTTGAGCATTCACCTTAGTCCCATTGATATACCAATTAATCGGGTCTAAATCTTTAGTACCTAATAATAAATTAGTCCCCACAGCGCTGTTATTAACTTGGTCTTGTAACGTACTCATCTTACTTACGGTACTATTTAAACCATCTGCATTAGCCGTAACCTTTTGTTCTGCACTAGTTACTCTACCAGTTAAATTATCAAAATCTGTTTTAGCTGTCTTCTCTGCAACCTCATCATTAAGTACAGCTATTTGTGCAGTTTGATTTGTAACTGTTTGACTAAGTGTATCGACAGATGTCTTATCGGCTTTGAGTTGTAGACCTTCTGTATTAGCTGTGATTTGATTCTGCTGAGATAAAACAGTCTTATTCACCGCATCGATATCTGACTTATTAGCTTTAATAGTTAATGAACCATTAATCTTACTAATATCAGCATTGATATCAGTAATACTACTACTATTTCCATTTGATTTATTTAGAGCGTCTTCAGCATTTTGTTTGACAGTTTTTAGTTCATCAGCTTGTGTATTCAATTCAGTTTGAGCATCAGAAATTAACTGAGCTGAATTTTGTTTTGCTTCATCTAAATTAGCTTGTGTATTTGCAATTTTCTTATTCACATCGGCTTGTGCTTCAGCAATTTTACTTTCCAAGTCAACTTGTGTTTGCTTAACCTCTGAACTAGTTGGTGCTTCCCATTTAGTTCCATTCCAAATATTAGTTATGATTGTGCCATCTGATTTTTCTTCAAACCACACATCGTTAACCTTTGGATTAGCTGGTGCAGTATCAGTATAAGAAATTGTATTTTTTCCGTCCGCTGTAGCTTGTGCTTGGTCAGCTTTAATACCAGTTGCATCATCAACTACTAATCCCCACGCTTTATCTTTCGCACTATAAATCCACATTTCAGTCTTATTGCCGTTACTACGCCAGTAAATATCACCGTCTGTTAGTGTGCCGTTAAAAGTTAGATCGTTAGGATTAGCATCGCCACGCTGAATCATATTCTTTCCATTAGCCGCAATTTGTGCCTGATTAGCTGTATCTGATACTGATTGAACTGTACTTGAAATACCGTTAATCACAGTTGATAAGCTAGTGTTTCCACTCTTTAATGATTGATTAACAGATATAAATTTTAATTCCGTGAACTCATGATTAAGTGGATTATATTTGTAACTATTTAATCGCATTTGAATATCAACATTATCACGTTCATTAATTAATTGAATTGTGTCCCATTGTTTGATTGTTTCCAATTCAGCTACATCTGCATATTCACGAGTGTTTTTTAAACTAATCATTGATACATCAGCCGTAACAGTCGGATCATCTATGTGATTTTCATTAAATTCTTTAGCTGCTAATTTCCTTAAAGCTGTGTAGGCTTCATCAACAGTCTTATAGATATTATCATCACTTGAGCTATTCTCATCAGCAACTTTAACTGATTCATATTTAATTTCTTTAATGATTGGATCACCATAATCTGCTAATTTTGGACTATCAACATACAGTTCTGGCAACGTTAAACCGTTGTAACCGATTGGCCTAATACGTGTAACTACTGTTGTATCGTCCCACTTGACGTTGTAACTAGATAGATTTTTACGCCATCTAATTTGTACACCATTATTTGAGCCACGTTGTTTAAAAATTCTGATATTGAAACCATCACGTTTAATCTCTCCACCCCAACGGTTAACAAAAGAATTATCTGTTGAACTATCAATTAGCCAAGTTAAGGGATTCAAGCGTACTATTTCACTATTAGCAGTGCTATCAATATCAGAATAAAAATTAAATCTAGTAGAATTAGTCAAGTTAGACTTCATTTGATCTAATGCAGATTGTCCATTTTTACCCATTATATTAGTATGTTCAATCCAATTATTATTGAACTCATTAGCCACTTGAAAAGCAATGATACTCAACATACCATCGCTTTTTTCAATATTATAAATTTTAAAAATATTGCCTTCTGTATCTGGATCATCAGCTTTAATATACATACGTCTACCAATTCGACTACCGCAAATACCCGATAATGGATAATCAAAAGATAGTTTAAATGTACCGTTTGCCGATTCTTCAATGATTGGATTAATAATATCGTGATCTAAAAGACCTAACCCATTACTTGTAAATTTCGTTTCTGTTGTATCATATAAAACTATCATAGATAGACCCACCTCGGTTCAATTTGTATTTTTGATATTGTCCCAGTAAAAGAAATGGTGTTACTCCCAACTTTCAACTCAGGAAAAACACCACTCATATAAGCGTTCATATTTGTATTTTGTGAAAAACAATCCATTAGATAACTATCAACATCGTAAAAATCTTTTTGCATATCGAATGTTATAGTGTCTGAATTTACTTTTAATGTTCCAGTTCCAGCGCCAGATCGATAAACTCTAATTGATGGTAATGCTTTATACGTTCCAATATTATTAACTGTTCCACTTGTAGTTAATGTTATTGGCTGTATATTTTTCAAATATTTTAATGGCCGACAACGATAAACAACTGAAAAGTTAAGAATTACACCTTTATCAACCGTTGCATTGCCAATTTGAATATGATTGAAATATAAATTGAAGTTCCATTCGTCAGTTGATACATAATTACCCGACTTTAGGAATGAAATGGCCTTAGAATACGCCTGATAGACATCACTAAAGTTATAAATTGCAAATTTAAATGTATAATTTACGTCTTGCAGTCCTTCATCTTGTGCCATTGAACCATCTCGACCACTAACGGAATAGAAGGTAGTATTTTGTTCAGCCGTTAAAATGTCTGGGTAATCTACCAAATATATACCTTGTTTTTCTGCTGATTGATTATTAATTGAAAAATCCAAATTTACATTCCTCCCATTCCAAATTGATTGAGTCTTACATTAGTTCCCATCGCACCACTCATATATGGTGCTGTTAATTTTGCAAAAGTTTTTCCATCGACTTGTAAGTAGATAGGTTGTTGCATATTCCCCATTTGCTGCGCAATACCTTTACCAATACCTGCTAAGTTTTCTGCGTTTAGTGGTAATGCTGCCTCGGGACCTGCTTCACCAAGACCATTAAAACCACCAGCGGTCGGAAATAATGTCGGCTTATCAAAAATACCACCTTTTGCATACCAATTAATTCCAATACTTGGTATCTTTCCTTTTAATGGATCAAAAGAGCCAGACAAACTAAAGTGTGGTAATTTGATATGAGGTATTGATACCTCTGGAAATTTCAGATGAAAATTAAATAGCCTCTTAATAGTAGAAACGATTCCACTTATTACTGATTTAGCTGCATTAATTGGTGATACCATAGCCGACTTAATACCATTCCATACACTCGAAGTTATGGATCTGATAGCATTCCAAACTGAGGCAATTGTTGATTTAATACCGTTCACTGAGCTACTTGCTATTGACTTGATACCATTCCATACACCAGAAATTACCGACTTAATACCGTTCCAAACACTTGAAGTAACTGATTTGATACCGTTCCAAACTGAGGTAATAACAGATTTTACAGCATTAATTGAACTTGAAACTCCCGCCTTAATCGCACTCCAAACTGAACTAATCACAGACTTAATTCCATTCCAAATTGAACTAGTTACAGACTTAATTCCATTCCAAACATTCGATACCGTAGATTTAACACTATTAATAGCATTGGAAACAGCGGTTTTAATAGCATTCCAAACATTTGAAATAGCGGTCTTTATGGCATTCCAAATATTTGTAGTTGCTGTTTTTATATCATTCCATTTTTCCTTAACACTATTGACAATTAATTTAACTGCTACGTCAAATAAAATTTTTAAACCAGTCCAAAATTGACTAAACCAATTTTTCAAACCAGTCCATAAATTTTTTAACCAATTTGTAAAATTACTCCATATTTCCTTACCTGTTTTAGTTTGCGTGAAAAAGTAAACTAAAGCGGCTGCAACTGCTGCTATCAAACTGACAATAAGTACAAAAGGGTTTGCGTTTAATACTAAATTAAATGCTGCTTGTGCAATTTCTGCGGCTTTAGTTGCAATAGTCATCAATTTAGTTGCGGCTACAAATTCAGTGATTGTATTTTTAATGCCCGTAATAATTGACATAGCTTTTAATGCTACAACTAAACCGCCAACGCCCACCGCAATCGCCTTGAAAGCACCTGAATGTGCCTTAACTTCTTGTAACACATTGACTAAAATTTTAAATGCACTAACTACACTGCCACCGATTGTGTTCACTAAGTCTGTAAGGTTAGCTTTACCAATTGAATTAATAACATTTTGAATACCAGTGACGATGTTAGCTTGTAGATTCCCAATAGCTCCTTCGAATGTACTTGTTGATTTAGCAGCTTTTTTAGCAGCATCTTCCATACCAAGTTGCATTACTGCCTTATTAAACTCACCAGCTGTAATCTGACCTTTTTCCATTGCATCACGAAAATTCCCAGTATATGCACCATTCTTCTTCATGGCTTCTTGCAATTTTCCACTTGCACCAGGTATTGCATCACTTAATTGATTCCAATTTTCAGTTGTTAGCTTTCCAGCTCCAGCGGTTTGAGTTAATACCATCGCTACACTACTAAACGTATCTGCATTACCACCAGCAACCGCATTTAAATTACCAGCTGCCTGAGTTAAGGCTGTGTAATGTGGTACGCCGTTGGCAGCTAATTGAGCAGTAGTATTTGCCACTGTATCTAAATCATAAACAGTATCATCAGCATATTTTTTCATACTTGAGCTTGCCGATTTTATTGCAGTTTTACCGAACCCAGCAAATTCCATCGTGCTATCAAACTTCTGCATTGCATCACTTGCACTTGCTCCTTGAGTGATTAATTCTCCCAAACCACCGATTACACTTTGGACAGTATTTGCAGCTACACCAGCTACGGCACCGAATGAAAGTTTTTCTTTGAATGTTCCCAACGCACTGCCAGTAGTTTTAGATTCACGACCTAGACTACCCATTTTAGTTTCTAACTCTGCTACATTAGTTTTTGCATTATTTAACTTGGTAGCCATTTGACTAGCTTCAGTACTATTTTCTCCATATGCTGTCTTTGTTTCCTTCAAGGCTTGCTCTAGGCTAGTCACTTTAGATTTAGAGTTTTCTAGAATTGAACTCAATGATTTTTGTTCGCTTGCTAATCGCTCTGATTTGCTTGCATTTTCACCCAATTCAGCTTGTTGTAATTTATACGCTGACGTTAATTCTTGTTCTTTTGCGTCCAATTGTTGAGATTCACTTGACAATGTGCTTAATTTATCTTTTGCGTTGTTGGCATGTTGCCCTTCCTGAGAAAGTTGTTCATTCACTTGCGAAAGTGCATTTTTCAAATTGGATTGCACAGATTGAGCCTTAGCCAGATCACCAGCCATCTTATTCAATTCAGTATTAGTAGCTGAACCACTAGACTTCATTTTGTTAAATTGTTCAGTTAAAGTTTCAACTCGTTTGTCTGCACCAGATAATTGAATCTGTAACTTTTGTTGTTGCGCTGCTAATCTTTCACTCGTGCTAGCGGAATCTTTCATTGCTGAAATATGTGCCTTATACTCTTTTGCAGCAGCATCCATTACACTGTTAATTTCCTTCAATGATTGTTTTAAGCTAACTTCACCTGTACTTTTAAAATTAAGTACAACATTTGATTTTAAATCACTCATCACGTTCCCCCTTTCTATAAGAATGGAACTTGATCAACATAGACTGTTTCTGTCTCTTGAATCGCATCTGGATTATTCATTTTGAGCCACAAAATATACTCTTTCATCCATAAATTCGGCGTCATGTGTAAAAAATCATCTATGCTATAACCAAGTAGAGTGGTTCCGACATATAAATAAAAATCCCAAGGTGTGTCGATATTTTCACCTTGGGATTTTGTTATTTTTTTGTTTGTTTAATTTTTTCTCCATCAGATGGTTGAAAATACTGACCTTGGAATACGCCCAATACAGATTCAAATACACTTGGCATTTCAGTTAGTGGAATTGCTTTTGCTAATTCATCTGGAGTACATTCAGTTCCTCCAGCTCTAACCATTGCATAGATTAACGTACGCATAATTTTGAATACATTACTTGAAACTTTAACATTTTTGGAACTCAACATCTTATTCATATCCTTTTCAAAAATGGTGTATGAATTTCCGTAGGCTTCTTCTACATAGTCGAATGTTCGCATATCAAAAGCAATTGGTAGCTCTATACCTCTAATTTTAATAATATCTTGCTGATCATCTAATTTAATTAAATCTTTTAATTTAGCCATTTTTATTCACCTGCCTGTGTAGCTAGTTGACTAGCATCATAGATGACTTCTTTTACAAAATCATCAATTGTCATAGCTCCGTCACGTACGGAACTAAATTTCGTGTAAATAACCTTGTTATTTCTTAAGCCAGCTGTATTAATTGTCATACTTGGATCTTGTTCCTTGAAAGTGTCTTCGCCTGTCTCATAGTCATCACTTAAAGCTGGATCAAGTGTACAACTAGGAAACCAATAAGCGTCATTTTGACCGTCAGATTTTGGCGCAATGAAACCAAACGCAAATTCTGGTAACTCTTTAGCCTCAGCAGTTGCCAATGTAACACCCTTTGTAGCTGTTTGACCGTATAATTGATCTAATAGCGCAACTGGGAATCCAATATGATCTAAGCTAATTTCTTGTGATGTTTCCTGTGCAACTGTTGCAATCTTAACGTTAGAGGCATAAATATCTGTAGCTTTACCATTACCTTTAATTTTAATTTTCTTTGCGTTAGATAAACGCCAAATTTTAGTATCATATGCTGGAGCTGTTCCAGTAGTATCTTTGGTTGTTTTTATTGCAACCAATAAGTCCCCTACACCAATTTGATATTGAATATCACTCGCTTTACTTGTTTCTGTCATTTATTACCTCAACTCGCTTTCTATTTTTTTGAGCATGATTTGTTCAATTTTGCTCCTATTTTGTTCCAACGTGTTCCTTGCAAAATGTTGTGCACGCTGTTTTTTTGTCCCATTTTCAACAAAATACCAGTAATAACTTTTTTCACCAAATACAACTTGAACACCATCTTCGTTAATTTTTACTGATAAATCGTCTTTTGCATGATGACCACTGCCCCAACTTGGAACATTAGGTCTCAATTTCTGTAAATAAAAATCAGCAGCTTCTTCGAGTGAAGATTTAACTACCGATTTACCTATATCTATTTGCTTTAGTTGTCTTGCTAAATCCTCAAACCCGTTATCACTCATCTGCTAATACCTCCATATAGGTGTAAAAATGATTAACTATTTCATCATTCTCATCATCTTCTGGTTGATTAATTACTGACTCATAACTTACATCTTGAAATGCTGATTTAAAAGGTTTCAACTCTTTTTCAGTTCCATTGGTGAATAAGCTAATTTGATATTCTTGTATTGCCAATTGAGCTAAATTACTAGCTCTTACTTGTTTTTCGTTTACAAAACTATATACATAGTAAGGTAATGGTGTATTCTTCGGAGCTAGGTCACGATATACATTTAAACCTAATGATTTAAGTCTTGTTCTCATCTCCGTAAAATTAATTAACATAATCTAGGCTCAACTCCTCATATCCATTATCTTTATCTTCATATATACGTGTTATTTTGTAATCTATACCATCAATTCTGATACGGTTATTTTTTTGTGTAATCGATTTATTATATCTGATTCTTATCCGTTTAATTACGTCTGTTTTTGCTTGCAGTGCTAAATATTTTTCAGTTGATGTTATGCCCAAGTCCATATAATGAACTATCCTATCCAACCCCCAACCCTGAACGGGTCGGTCATCTTCATCAACTGTATTTTTCAACACAAGCAAACTAGCAACCCATTTTAAGCTATTAGTTAGTTGGTTCTGTTTGACTTGTGCCATTCGTTAACACCTCCAAGGAAAAAATTGGTTCAAGTGCCGAAAGAGCTTTCGTTAAATCCTCACTTGAGCTTCGATTATCATTCATTAAGGTTGCGACCATAATTACTAAATATTCTTCGGTATAGCCAATCTTTTTAGTCACATATTTTTCGGCAGATTTGAGATAGAAAGACAACATAGACTCATCCATGCCATCCTCCCACCTGATATGCTCTTTCAATTGTGTCAATAGTTGGTTATCAGTATTGGTATTTTCTTCAGCCATTCTGCACTCTCCTCTCTATAATTAATCCTGTGGAATCAGTGATAATAAATCGTTCTTTAACGTGATGCCGTCATGATTGATTTCATGTTCATCTAGCCATGCTGTAATTTCAACTACTGTATTGGCTGCCGTGGGTTTTGATTCACCCGTTTGTTGAGCGGGGACTACACTTTTTTTGTCAAAAGCGCGAATCCTTTAGTTGTCAATAAACCAAAATCAACAATGGTATAAGCACCATAATCAGTCGTACGTCCTTTAACGTGGTCTTCTTGAGCCAATGACATTTCTTGATTTACATTCTTAACTGCTGTGTCAGCTGCATCGCCGATTAATACTTCGCCATCCTTTGTACCAGCATCGACCTTAACTTCATGCCCAAACAGTTGACCAATTGTGTTTCCTGTTGGATCAGCGATAAAAATAGGACGACCTTGTCCATCAACAATGTTAGCTAATTGATTCCAAAGTGTAGAATTATTAACATAAATTGCAGACTTAGCAGCGTAGCTAGAATGAATCTTGCCCAATGCAGCGGTAACATCCTTGTAAGCAATGCTGTCAGTATATTCAACGACTTGCGGTGTGTTTTCTTCAGCCTTTAGTTCAACCTCAACACCTTTAGGAGATTTAACGCCATTTCCTTGATGAGCTGCAACACCAAGCGCAACACCAACACGATCGGCCAATTCTTGTGTCAAGAAACTAATAAAGTCAGCCTCAGACATAGATTTCATTTTCCAGCTTAGAGAAGCAACCTTGTTTAATTCAAAGCCTTTTAATACTAATTGACCGAATTTATTTTCTTCATCATCTGCTTGTACTGATTCGTCAACCCATTGTGCATCACCAGAAACAATTCCATCATGCTTGTTAATTGTGAGCGTTCCACGCACGTTGTAGCCTTTCATATCAGCAAAAAGTGGGTATTGCTCTTCTGCGATTTTAAAAATTCCGTCTACAACTGTATCAGGAATTAATGTGCCTGTATTTTCTGTTGAATGTGAAAATGCTGCATTTTCTTTAACAAATACTTCGTTTTCAGCAGGTGTTAATTTCTTACCTAACATTGTTTTTGCAAAGGCATCAACATAATTTGCCTTCTTAATTGTGTTATCTACTTTTTCCAATTCAATTTCATCTCCAATTTTTTTATTTTCCTTTGCCAAGTTTTCAATCTTAGCTGGCTTATCATCCAAAGCTTTTAAATTAGCTTCAGCAACATTCATTTTTTCAATCTTTTCATCAATTTTCTTAATTTCGTCCATTTTTGCTTGTGCCTCATCAGCCTTAGCATTTGCAATATCTTCTCTAGCTTCAATCATTAATTCAGCACGTTGTTCCAATAATTCATCTTTCTTCATTTATAACTCGCTCCCTTTCAGCTCTAAATATCCAATTTGAGCATTTAAAAGAGCCATATCTGATTGACATGACTCTTCATTTTTCTTATTTAATTTATTTTCGATTGCTAGTTTCAATTTAGCTTTCGCATCATTGCTAATTCTTGGTGTTAAGTTTAAACTAGCTGTCATTTGTATTTTTGGTTTCTCATCTTCTCCAATAATGCTATCTGCTAAACCTAGTTCGATAGCTCTATCAGCACCAAGCCACGTCTCAGCCTTCATCAAATTCAACATTTCATCAACTGATTTACCAGTTTTTTCTGCATATAATTTAGCAATAGCTTGATCAGTTTCATTTAGCATTTGCAATCCACTGCTAAAATCATCTGCATTACCAGCAATTCCAGCGCTTGCACGGTGTATCATTAGTTGACCTAATTTACCAATTTCAACTGTATTACCAGCCATTGCAATTACACTAGCCGAACTGGCTGCTAAACCTACAATTTTAGCAATTACATTTCCTTGATATGTTGATAACATCGTGTATATTTCACTTGCCGAATCAACATCACCACCTACACTATTAATTTCAAGTTCTATATCATCTTTTGCTTGATTTAATACTGCCTGAACCTGTTTAGGTGAGGTGTAATCCATTTCTAAATAAGCATAGATATAAGCATCATCATTATTAATGATTACTCCTTTAATTGGTATTACTGTTGTCATGTTTCCTCACCACCTTTCGATTGTGAGTTGTTATCATTTATTTTAGCTGTATCAAGTCTCAATAGCATTTCATCTCCGCCATCAACTGGACTTAGATTAAAGTAACTTCTAACTTCATTTCTACTCATGATTCCACGATCAACCATTTGAACGAGTGATAACTTTGTCTGCATTGAGGCATAACTGAGATTGCTCGATTCAAAGATTATTTGATTGCCTTGTAATCTCTGCGATCTAGTGAAAAGTTTCAATGTATATTGTTCGCTTAATTGTCTTAGAATTGGTTCAATTTGTGACTCATAGTAACTTATCCACTGATTTTCGCTGTAGTTAGCTTGCAAAATATTAATGTTCGTGTGGAATAGTGAGTAGATACGCTGAACTGTAGCATTCATTTGCTTCTCGTTTGGCACATAGTCTTTAGGTTCAATTTGAATTGCATCAGCCTTAGCATCAACACCAGCGACACCAATTGAATCATTATTCGAAGTTTTTAAGTAAGTTTGAGTAAACTCATCAACATTTTTCTTGATATCTTCTGGACGAATAGTTTGATTAAATTTCAATAGCCATTTGACCATTGCACTATTTTTAATAGCAGATACAATACCTTCATCAATCGTTGTTACAACTTGCATCAAGGGCTCTAATGTACGTGTTATAGGTGTTCCAAAAATATCATTAGAGCTAAAATCTTTCCTTAGATGGATTAAATCATCGTAACTAAACGTGTAAATCGTGCCATTTCGCATGTAAAACCTGACATATAAGTTACCTTGAACATCTTGTAACGCTTCAAAACTATTAGCGACTATCGGCCATATTGAAATAGGTAATCCATTACTATCCCTTGAAATGACTGCAAAAGCATTATTATTTAACTCCAGTTGAGTTATTAATTTTTCTTGCAGCATTTGACCGCTCATAATCGGATTAGGTTCCGATAGCAAAATAGAAATATAGGGATCTGGATTGACTTCTTTATTGTCATCCTTATCATTTCTAATATGCTTAGCGACTGATTTTCCAATCGTTTGTGACTTCACTTGAATAGCTGACCTGATTAAATCAGACTCATACAGTTTCCCATTCCAGCCAAAAAAGCCATTGGCATAATCAGTTACTAATTTATAATTACTTGTTGCGACTTTTGCTTGATTTTTCTTTTTAAAATTAAAAAGTCCCAATTCTCAACCTCCTTTCTAAATAATTGATTCATATTCTGCTTGTTTATTTTCATATATCACGTAGGCATCTAGTAAACTAGCTAAGCCATCAATTCTTTTTCTTTGATTTTTACCCTTGTGTGGTTGTATGTTTCCGTTTTTGTCCATTTCTGTAACCGTATTTGAAAGACACCATTTCAAAATTGGATTATTATTATAGTTAATTTTTTTACTAATTAAGTCAGCACCCAAATCTTTCATTGGACTGCTTAGTGTTTTCATACCCTGAATTACAGGCGTAAAGGTTTCATCTCCAAAGTTTTGCTTTAACTCGTTTATTAAATATGTGGCGCTCCACGAGTCATATCCCCCAGAAAATAAGTAAATATCATACTCATTCTGAATTTCGATAAACCAATCTAGAATATCGTGATAGTCAACCTTGTTTCCTTGGCTAGTCCTTAGTAATCCTTGTTCCTTCCATGTTGGATATGGTATTTTATCTTCGGCAGCTCTATCCTCTAAAATATCTTCTGGCAACCAATACATCTGTTTGACATATATTTTTTCATCATCTGATACTTTAAAAATTACTGTTGCACACGTTAAATCGGTTGTTTTTGACAAATCGATTCCACCAATTCCATATCTTGGTTTCAATTTAGCTAAGTCATAAGTTTCTTCATTGTTTAATTCGTCAAAGCTTAGCCATGTATCAGTTGAAGTTTCTCTGATATTAAACTCTTTACAAACTAAATTTTTAATTAATCTACTATTTTGTCTAGCTTTCGCCACTTTTTCAGCCAATGTTTTGATGTTTTTAATCGTTCCGAGTCCAGGATTGGCTTTAATCCAATTCGATTTATCACGCCATTCCTCTTTTTTGTCCAATTCATAAATGAAAAAGATAGAGCGTTCATCTTCATATCCCGCCTCTTGCTCGTAACCGTTAATGGTCATTGTCGCTTCGTCATAGATATGATCGTAAATATCTTCTCTAATCACACCAGCAGTTGACGTTATGAAAATTAATGGTTGATCACGTGCAGTAACGCCGTCAGCAATGATATTATATAAAGCTTCTCCATTTCTCCATTGATGTATCTCATCCATTAAAGCGCAATGCACGTTCAATCCATCAAGTGAATTGGTATCACTAGCAAGGGCTTTGAATGTACCATTGTTGAAATTTTCACTCGATAACTGATTAATAGTAGGTTTGATTCTCTTTCTTAAAGCTGGTGACTTGTTCACCATACGTTTTGATTCTTCCCATATTATTTTTGCCTGTTCCTTTTTAGTAGCAACGCTATATATTTCAGGCCCCGATTCATTATCGGCCAATAACATATACAAGCCAACACATGAAGCTAGTAACGACTTGCCATTTTTCTTCCCAATAATTAGCACTGCACGTTGGTATTTTCGATAACCATTAGAATCAACAAAACCAAATACGGTAGCTAACATCGCCTTTTCCCACAGTTCAAGAATTACAGGCTTGCCACCATATTTTCCTTTTGAATGTCTGCAAAAATTTTCAATAAATTCAATAATATGATTACCTCTCAGATTTGAATAATAGTAATCACTGTCCTTACTGTTTAAATCTGCGATTATTTTTCTATAAGTTTTGTAAATTTTCTTTGATACAACTGTTTTACCGCCATTTTGAACAAACGATTTCCAATATTCAGTAATCGGATCATAGTCATCAGGATATTTTTGTTTCAACATCACCGAATCACCGCCCTACAAATTCATCAAATCCATCTGATTGAACTTGTGTGACCTTTTCCGCTTCAATAGCTTTAGTTAGATAACCTAAGATGGTGCTATATAAGGAGTTATAACGATTAATCATGGTGTTATATGATTTTTGGGCAGGGTTTTCTATAATCATTTCTTGTTTTCCATTTACAAATAGCACAATAGCACCCTTCTTTTTAATATCAGTTTCTAATTCAGAAAGAGTGTTGGTCATGAAGGCCAAACGATTTAGTAAATCATCAATCGCTTTAATTTGTTCCTTGCCAATCGGCTTCATTATTCTCTTTAATTTTCTATATTCTTTTAAAATTAATTCATCCTTATTAATTTCATTAATTTCTTTTTCCATGACATCACCCTTTCTTTTTTATGTATCGTGATTATCGAAAAATTAACCCCCCCTCATGTGGGAAAATTGAATTTGCAAAAATCGAAACTCCCATTCCGTTCCCTAGCCGTCCTATAATCTAGTACTTTACGGGGGGTTATTAGGTTAGCCTTACTTTTTTATTAGGACTAAAATCCAGAGAGTTTAATCAATATAAAAACGTTAGCAGCCTGCCATTTAAAATAAGCCACCAACGTTAAAAAATTTTTTCTTCTATATAATACATAGTATATATTCGTTTCTAATGTATCCGTCTACCTATCTGACTTCTTTATCAACTGGCCATTACTATCAAACAGCACATCATCATTCATAACCTCATACCTCTTGAAGTGTTCTGCATTATGACAGTCATGACACAAGTATTCTAGGTTTTCCCAGTTCAATGTAATCGTTGGATCACCTATATTATCTGCAGTTATATAATTCTTGTGGTGAACTATATAACCACGTTTAATCTTCCCCTTTGCTATACATCTTTCGCACAATTCACCTACAGATTTGATATAACCTGCTCTGCATTTCTGCCACGCTTTAGAGCGATAGAATGGTTTACTAATCTTTCTTGGTACCATTGCTATCACTCCTTTCTCTACACATATAACAATATTAAGGTACGTTCACTATTGTTTTTTTACTTAATTTTAGTATTTTTAAATGAATAAAAAATATACCACCAAATAAAAAGAGAGTATAATAAAAGAAAAAATCAAGGGAACAATACATATATGAGATTGAATGAAATTCGTGTAATACTAAAACAAGCAATTATAGATATGACAGATGTAAAAGGCGCTAGCACCAATACTTCCAATATACTAGCAGTTACTAATTATTCAAGAGCCATAAATGCATTATTTAGGATAGAACCACTAGAAATAGTAAACACAAACATAGATAAATTGAAAGAAAAAGGATTGATATATTTAGGTGTTGATTCACCTAAAATGAACGTCAATGATGTAAATTTTCTTGTGAATCAAATTAATTTAGCAATCGCCAAATGTCAAGGTGCTGTGGGGATTATTGAAAAACAGATCCCGCAAGAAAAGAAAGAAACGTTAGCAATGAAGCTGCCTTCATCTGATTCCTATAAATTGTTTGTATATACAAACAAGCAATTTGACAAAGCATTGACATTATTAAAATGTATACCTGAACTTGAAAAGAAACCTCAAATATCTAATTTAGATGTAGGTAGTGGATGGATCGTTTTTTGTTTTTCAGTCTATTCAGGATTAGTGATTTTTAGTAAAGCAATAGATATAGTTAATAAATATAGAAATAGCAAAGTTTCTAAGAAACTTGCAGAAATAAGATTAGAAGAAGTAGAGGTAGACTTAGAAATAAAACAAAGCTTTGAAAAAAAGTTAAATGAAGAATATGTAAGAGACTTTGGGGAATTAGCAAGGGCGTTAGTAAGTTCCTCTAAGGAAAAGAATTTCTCTCCAGAAAAAATAACGAGTATTTCTAAAGCAATGCAAATTTTTGCTGAGATAATGGATTCAGGAGCTTCTTTCCATCAAAGCGTATTGACTGATAAAGAAGATGAAAAGATATTACCCACAGAAGAAGAGCAAAGTCTTTTACCAAAGGAATATCAAAAATTAGTTCAACAACAACTATTAGAAAATAAATTAGATGACAAGTAAAAAGCCTAATTAGCCGAGTTAATTCAATTGCAATAGTTGTTTTATACATTTTCTAAATATTCAAAACGCCTATACACATAATTAACTAACTTATATTTATCACGTAACCTAGCTACTTCCCAATTCTCGGCAAGTAGTATTGGACTGTAAATCCCACTAATGTTACCAATTAAATTGTCGAAATAGTCTGCATTACTTCTAATGTATTCCCCAATCAGAGCGTCATAATTATCATTTTCACTTTCAATTAATTCAATAAACTGATTCAAAATTACTAACTCTTTTGCATCTTTATCTTTGGCAAACAGCTTCTTAATACCTAATCGATTCTTGGCACATAACAGTTCAATATCTCTAATTTTTCTACCAAACTGCTTATCAGTTAATTTAAACTTTTGCTTAGTCTCTTCCTTACCATTTTTCAAAACTGATTCAACAAATTTCCTAGTATTTAAATTAATAAATATATCTCTCAATTTCGGTAACGCTTTTTCAATCAATTCATGCTTTTCTTCTTCTGACATCCCAACTACTAGCCAACCATTAGCCAATGCCGTAGCTCTATTTTCTTTCTCTCTCTCATCTTTCCATTTTTTAAAATAACTCTGCCTTACACTTCTGGCACTATACTCTAGTTCCTTGGTGTGTTTTTTGGCATATGCAACCAGCCTATTATGTGGTACTTTCTTAGCTCGACGCTCAATCCAATCGACATACAATAAATTTGCTGCTTCATTTCTTTCTACATTCATGCTAGTCATGATTATTTTTATGCCTTTTTTAGCACTCGGCATTGTTAAAATCTCTTTAATATTTGAATCTGTTATCACTCATTGATCACTCCACTTTCTCATCTTATTTATTTTCACTTTTTCGCTAATCCATATATGTATGCCTAATTAATAGGCGCTTATTACTTCCCAATTCTCGGCAATCTCAAATTCTTTTTATTCAACTTTTTCAAATTTACATTTAGTTTATTCAATTTCTGATTAAACTCTACAATCTCATCAATACTTTCTTGCTCTTTTTTCATCACTCTGAAATCGAGCAATATAAAAAATATTAACCACAAACTTATAACCAAAATAAATATAGCCATTTAATCACTCCTATTAAAAATTTTTAATGTACTATGTATAAGTTAGAGCGACGAGAGACAGGCTAAAATTGACGAGTTGATAGCATTTTTAATGTACTATGTATAAGTTAGAGGCTATGCCTCTATTTTAATATTGCCATGTTGTTGTCAAGTTCTTCGCTATCCATAATGGTATCTCCCATTATTTTTTTATAGTTCTCTTCACGAATCTCTTTCACTTTCACCCAATCAATTTTATTGTCCTCGTCAACAAAGCCTTTCTTAGTCAATAAATAAAACATTGCCTTCCTTCCTCTTTCCGTCCAACGTGTCGAATCAAATACACGCCCGTTTCTTTCTACTGTTTCCGATTGAGTTAATCCTGCAGATTGAAATTTTGAATACAATACCCACTGGCCATTAGACTTATAGATGAATTTCAATTCATGTAGAAGGTTATTTAATTTTGAAGCACTCGTGCCATATTCCTTGGCGATCTGAGTAGCTGTGTATGTTACTCCCTGCGTTTTAAGAATCTGATCATGATAGGCTACTTTTGGAGCTTGCTTCTTAATTCTCGTATTCAATGTGATTACTTTAGTTTCAGCAATCTGTCTAGCTTCTTGTTCATCTTTTAAAGCTGTTAAGATCTGAATCATATTCTCAGGCTTAGCTAATGTTTCTTGTAATGTTTCAGGTGTCATGTATACTCCGTGGTTGCGAATGCTTGGTAATACTTCACTCGTTACCCAATGTTTAAATTTCTTTGCGCTTGGCAGTTTGCTTGAAATAATTAATGAATACAGTCCGCTTTCATTAATTGCTGTTAATTTCTGCATTCCCCCAAGGGTGTCGCAATTTGCTACCCCCTTATCTTCGATATCTACATGTTTTAGCAAAGCATCGCGAGTGTTTGAATATCCCAAAATCTCGGCTACGTCTTTCCCTACGAAGTATGGTTCATTATTAATTTGTACTGTCCTAACCTTATTTCCTTCAAAACTAAAATTCATCTGTAATTCTTTTTTCATTTTCAACACTCCCTGTTTAATTTTTTTAAATCATAACTTAATACGATTTATGTATTATAAAAATGAAACTTTTATGTATTGACCACTTAAGGTCAATGATTAGCCAACGACATAACCATATTTTTGTTTAAAAATAGGAAGCTGATGAAATACCGCCTTTAACGTTTACTAACCTCGGTATGTAACTTCTAAAATTTAGCTTGTTACAAGGCCTAAATTATGTTATTATTTTATAATAGGTGTATTAGACTAAATTTTAGAAGTATATTAAAAAAATATATATGTGATGAAAAAATAACAATTAATGGAGTTGATTTAATGAGTGTTCCCATTGAAATCAACATCATGGTAGGTTTCCCTACCAAACAGGTGTAACGCAAAGTATTTTTTTGAATCGGTCAAGAATTAATAAACTTAGCTCGTGATTTTATATCTTTCTTACCTCTTCGTATATACTGGCATCTCGTTTTAAAAAACGAACTGTTTTCGACAAAATAATTGCAATTTTTTCAAGTTTTTTCTAATTAATTTAATAACTCAATTCAATATTACTATTTCTAACTCTTTCAGCAATCTTATTACATATATTTTTAAATTGTTTTTGTACATTTCTCACTCCTGTTTCTCTAATCTCTGCAATCTCATCTAACTTCAATCCTACCATTGCCTTCGTAAATACTTCTTGCTCTTTGTATGTGCCAAACTCGAAGCAGCTATCTAAAATATTTTTTAATACAGGTTTCATCTGCAATGGTATCTCCTTCAGGTGTTCGTGCATCGAAATCACCCATCTCATTACGTCTTTACCGCCCATATTAGCGACTAATTTCTCTATATACTCATCTGTCAATGTGCCTCTCTCAACACCGTCACATAGCCAATCTAGTGTGTTCTCTTCGCTTATAAGAGTGGCCTTTGATTGGTTATATTTGCCGTATTCTCTTTCATTTTTGAAAAAGGACTTCTCAATCCTCCTATTAGACTTCACGTCTTCGGATTCCAAAAAATAATCGGCTAAATTTTCCAAATGTTGACTTAATCCAGTGTCACTAAACCTTGTGTCATTTCCTATATATCCTCTAATTTTCTCGTTTAACGACACCTCATCAATATTTTCTCGAATATGACTACCTCTTAATTTACTAGTTTTTAACCCCTTATCAAAAATATCATTCATATTAATCACCTATCCCTTTCTTATTCCGTTCATATTCTTCAATTAATTTATTTAACTTGTCTTGATTATTCAAAATCTCATTCAACTTAATTTCATATTCCTCGCAGCGTTCCTCATAGTAGGCCATATCAATTTCTACATCGTTCATCTCTTCTAAAATCGTTGCTACCGACTTAGTTAACACTCGGTCTCTGATCAGTCGATATAACATTCCATCTTTCTCATTGTCAAACTTAAATAACGTCTCACCGCCCATATTCCATAGTGTTTTTGTCTCATTGTCCAAAGTAGAAATATAAAACCTTTTAGCAAACTCGTAGGGTATTTTATTAATTTTTACATCATTGCTAATTTCTTGATTTGTCATTGATTTAATCACCATTTTGCTAACTAAAAGATTTACTTCAGCTTGATTATCAATTTCAACTTTTGTATCTGTATCAGCTTCAACCAGCTCGTATTCAGTCCAAAGAGATATAATATTCAAATCTTCCCTAATATATTGTTTAAACTCTTTCGAGTTATATAATTCAACCAAAGTTTTATATTTGTCTCTGTTTTGCTTGATGAAATACTCAACTTTGCCAGTCGCCCATTCCGTTAATTTATTTGATTTATTAATTCCCCACTTTTTATTCCCGTCTGCAGTAATTTCCTCGTGTTCAAAGTTGCCAATATAAACCTTTTTAAATTTCAGCTTGCTATGTTTGACGACTGAATCAAAAAATCTACCATAAAAGCGATCAATCACATATACTATTTTTTTCTGAGCTAGTTCACTATTCAAAACTTCATGAATATCTGGTTTAGTATAGTTGTTAATATTCACGCCTGCCTCAAACTTAGTATCAATTTCAGAACCATAGTTTGAATGGTTGTTATATTTTTTAAAAAACTCATCCTTGCTAATGAATGGTAACCTTACTCCAAACTTTGTGAGCCACCTTTTAGCTGTAAAATGTTCCCCAATCATATCTTGTGTAATACTCAGATTGGCGTTGTAAGCCACTTTTAATACGGCTGTATCAGTAGTAGCAACTTGTCTCAAATCAACAACTGCACCTTCAATTGGCGCTCCTATAAAGAATATTAACTTCTTGCCTCTGCCCGATGTTGAAACATTTTTGAATGCTTTTTTTAACTTCTCAACTACTCTTTTTTTATGATCTAATGAGCCATTTTTCTTAAAATACTCAACTTCTCTTTGTGGAATATATTTATTATATTCATTTATTAATTCATTTAAATCTAACTCTTCCATATCTCACACCTCTTTTCCACATATATTATTTTTCAACTTTTAAATTTTCATTTTTGCTATTTGTGGAGTACTCAACTTCACCACGTTTGATATTATTTTCTGCTTCTTGTTTGTTCATTACTGCTAGATTTTGGCAACCCTTAACATTAGTCATGTGTTTGTTAAACCATGCAAACTGATTTTCTGGATCGGGTACTCTCGTACGCTGAAATTTTTCAACTGTTGCATAGAATGTAACATATTGACCAACCTTCAAAAATTTATTTCTGATACGTTTATCGGCCTCCAAAACCGAATAACTTCTTATAAATTTACCAGTTTTGACACTCCTTAAATCAACTAATTCAACCCAATATTGAGGGTGTTTGAAAAATTCATCTTTTTCATCATAAGTGATACGTCCTCGTTTAATTTTGGCTTGGCATTTTATACGTTTACGGAAAACACAATCGTAAAAATCTTCATATTTATATTCCTTCTTCTTTGTATCTGTCATATTTGAATCTCTCCCTTATTTTTTAATATTAATATGTATGTGTAATAATAGTTACTAGTTCGCTATGCTCACGGCGTAACATTAGGCTGACCGCCTCTTACTGCGCTACTCTTGTAATTCAGGGCTTGTTCGTTGCTGCGCAACTTCACAATAATATTACTTTCTCAAAAACTGTAAATGTTCCCTTAGTATAATATATAGTACTGTACCAACACTTACAGTTTTATTATTTTCTAGTTTCCGCCATTTGTTCGTCTATTATAAGAAATAATATATAATTATATAATAGACGAACTTTTGGCGGAAAATCATCACTCAATTAAAAACTGTAAGTGTTCTAGTTTTTTTATAATCCTTTATTTTGTATTTACAGTTTTCGCCTTTTATATTTTTTAAAATTTAAAACTTAAATTCCTATAATTGGCGGAAAACTGATATAAGGAAAACTAACTGTTAGTGTCCCGTTATGAGCTTGCGAATAACGTGTGACACAAATGTCTTGAACTTTCACTATGAATTAGCGCAGCTAATGAATAGGCTATTACCTTCACTTATGTATGAGGTTAATACCCCTTCACTTATTATGCAGTGTTACATAGGCAAAGTTCACCGTTTTTATCAATTAATTTAATCAATATAGTAAAAAACTCCTCAAATTAAGGAGTTTATTTTTTTTATTTTAATTGATTTTTACATCACGTCTCTCTGGAGTACTAATATCATCAATTGACCACCAATTATAAGTCCATAGTGTTTCAATGTCACATAGATAGGCTAAATTTTCATCAATCATGACGCAAAGGACATTATTTTTATCTCCAGCTCCATATTTTCTAACGAAGTCTTTATATTGATTATTTTTATATGGTAATCCTTTTGTTTCTTCATTTAACCATTTGATATCTGAATCTTGTTCTAAATATCTTATTAACTTGTTCCAGCCCGAATAGTTAGAAGTCATGAAAACACCATGTATTGGTATATTCTTATTAATATCTATTTGGGACATAGAAAACGTCTCTCTCTCGTCTTCTATGATTTTATCAATTTCTTTAACTATTTTAATCTCGAACCCATTATAATGATCACTTTGATAAGTTCCTTCATATTCTTCAATTTGCTTTTTTCCATATTTCTTAATTGAATTTTTGATCACTACTTCAAAAATATTTTCTTGCCAAGGCGAAGAGGTGAATTCTATACCGCCGCGATATGTCATAATAAAATTATAAATGTTTTTAGCAATATTTTTATATGGTGTCTTAGCCTCTTTCAACTGCTTCTCTAATTGTTCCTTTAATGGTGATTTCCTCATTTTAAATTTCCCCTTTTTATTTAATTTTGAATTAATTGATTAACCGACTAGAATCACATTGTCATCTGTAAATTTCAAGGTTGGATAAGCTAAGTTTTCAACTCGGCCATAGGTTAGTTTGCTATCTTTAATTGTAATAACAGTATCTTCTTCAAAATCATTCCAATTATTAATCTCTGTTGGACGATATTTTCCGCCCCAAGTAACATTTCGGTTTTCAAGATTCTCCATCAATAAATTCCATTGCTGTTGATTTTTGATTAAGATATTAAACGACGATGATTGATTTAAATTTGTCATAGTTAATTTCCCTCCCTATACTTTTAAATTAAGTCTTTAGCATCAATGCTTGGATAAGCTGAATTTTCAGTGTTTCCATAAGTTACTATAGTGTCATCAAGTACAATTACTGTATCTTTCCTATAGTCATTCCAGCGATTAATACTTGATGGGTTCTGAATACCGTCCCATGAAATATTGAATTTATCTAGTTGCTTCATGAGCATATCCCATTCATATTTACTCTTGACCAAAAAGTTGATATCGTCCAATTCAACTACAGATTTTTCTATTTTATCTAGTTCTTTTAAAAAGAAATACATCGGTGTTTCAGCGATTACAGACTCACGAATATTATTTCCGTGATAACTTTTTAAAAAGTTATTGTAATCAGAAAGATCGTTATTAAATCTTTTTAGTATTGTTGAAAAAATTGTCATAACTGTATTCGGTATTACATCTGTGACAAGTTGTTCTTTTCCTATTGAATTGAGGGATACTCTTAAATTTTTAACATCTTGTTTAATTAAGTCTAAAATCTTACTATATTCATTTTCCATATTTATTGTCTTCTTTCATATTTATTTTTCATCAATTCAATCATTTCTTGATTATTTCTTTATACACACACACCGCCAGCTGTGCTATTTTTTATTTTTGCTTTTCTACCATGAATTTATCAATCTCACTTCTTTTGAACCTGTACGATCCATTGATAAGTACAAATGGTATATCTTGCGTTTTAAGCCACTTATCAAAAGTACTGCGACTGATATTCAAATATTCTGCACACTGTTTTTTGTCCATATATTCTGGGAAACTTGAATCATGCTTAATTGTGCCAATTGTATTTTTCACAATTTCTATAATTCTATTTCTTAACTCATTTTCAATTTCAATTGGTAATTCTAAATTAAAATTTGCTTGCATTTTTATTCCTCCTTCTTTTTTGTACAATAGTTTGAACGTTTATAGACTTATTAAAACATATTCAGAAAGATATTGCAACAGTATTAACTCCTTTCTATATACTTATTGTTCAACATACTGTACAATAAATGTAGAAAGGAGTTAAATCATGATTATTTGTAATCTAGCCGTACTTTTAGCTGAGAGACAGTTAAAAATCACAAGAATTTCTAATGACACTGGCATATCACGAACGACATTAACTTCTTTGAAGCAAAATGATGCAAAAGGTATTCAGTTTGATACCATCAATACGCTATGCAATTATTTATTAGTTGAACCCAAAGATTTTTTTGATTATTCGCCTCTGGATTTTAGTGTTAAATTTTCTTTTTCAGAGAATGCTATTGAGTTTGATTATGATTACGCCGTCGATTCGGAACAGACAAAAGGAATACCTTTGGGGGTAAATATAGATGGATTCTTATTATGTATTTCGCCAAAAGGAAATGAAACGATTGAACTATCAATAAATCTTTCAACTAAAGGGAATATTTTCCGTAGCAATCAATTCCTAATTAACTGTGAATTAGCTAGTAAGAATGACAAAATTAGCTTTTCCAAGCTTAGTTCACAACTTTCAATACCTTTAAAAACAGAACTTAGGAATCAAATTGAAAATAGCTTGAAAAACTTTTTACATGAAAAAGAAAACAGCGAATATATTTCGGAATATTTCAATTGGAAAAAAGAAAATATAACCGAGCAATACAATATAGATTTATTTTAGTATCTCCATACATAATTCACTTGCCGCCAGCTGTGCGTTATGGAGGAAAAATATAATGGCTTCAATTAAACAATATAAAAATAAAAAAGGTACATTTTGGAGATTTCAGGTTTTTGAGGGTCGAGATTCTTCAGGAAAACAAAAAGTTATTAAGCGCCAGGGTTTTAGCACAAAAAAAGAAGCCAAAATTGCAGCTGCTCAATTAGAGGAAAAAATTCGCAATAATGGCTTTAGTGATAGTAGTAAAATTACATTTAAAGAAGTTTATGAGGCTTGGTTTAAACTTTATAAAAATACAGTAAGGGAATCGACTTGGACTAAAACAAGAGAAATATTTACATTACACATCCTTCCTGTTTTTGGTAATATTGCACTTTCAAAAATAACTACGATGCAATGCCAACAAGCTGTAGATAAGTGGTTTGCCGATGGCTTTACGAAATATAAAGTGTTCATCAATAATGTGTCACGAATATTTAAGTATGCTAAAAGGATGAAACTAATCATCGAAAATCCCGTTGACAATGTGATTAAACCACGTAATAAAGCTAAACCAGTCACAACAATGAAAAATAATTTCTATGATCGTGGTGAGTTGCAACACTTTCTAAAATGTTTATATGACGAGGACAATATGGAGGCATATACCTTCTTTAGATTACTAGCTTTCAGTGGACTACGAAAGTCTGAGGCATTGGCGCTAACTTATAATGATATCAATTTCGAGAAAAATACTGTGACTGTGAATAAAACTCAGTCACGTGGTGAGAATGGCTTAATCATCAACTCACCCAAAACGTTCGAAAGTAACCGTACTGTATTCATTGATCCAAAAACAATCGTCATTATTAAAAAATGGCGGTTCCAGCAACAACAAGAATTAATGCATCTTGGTTTCAATTCTCTACAGCCTAATCAACTGGTCTTTAATTCAGTAAAAAATACAATGTTGCAACCTGTCAAACCCACTCTGTGGCTTCAACACTGCATCCAAAAGTATGACTTAAAGCATATTACTACTCACGGTTTTAGGCATACCTACGCTACTCTAGCTATTGAATCAGGGCTATCTATAAAGCAAGTACAACAGCAGCTCGGGCATCGTGATTTTAAGACTACAATGGATGTCTATGCAGCGCTAACTAATCAAAAGAAAAATGAGATTGCGGCCAAGTTTACCAGCTATGTAGACTTCTAA